CATCGTCGCCTGCAGTGCTTCGATGGACTTCTTCGCCGCTTCCCCTATGGGAGTCTTCCCGAGCTTCGACAGATCGGCTTCAACGCTCTTGGCTTGGACACCAAGCTTCTCGAGCGCCTTCTGGATGCCCTCATCCTGGGCACCGATCTTCACCACTAAGGAGGTGATGGCTATGGCTTTACCCTCCGCGAGATCAGGTCTTTCCGCTGGATCGCTTTCTGACCCTTCACGCGCCTCGCGTTGATCATCCAGACCGCGAGATCAGCGAGCCGTTCGTGCGATCGGTTTTCGCGTTCCTTCTCGGCGTCCAGACGCCACGACAACTCCAGCGGAGTGAGTGCGCCGAACTCCACAGCCGAGAGTCGGAGGTATCCGATCCCGACGCGTTCCATGCGTTCACACCACCGCTGAAAGACGGTCATGCCGTCGTCGGCTCCGTCTGAGGCGTCTTCTCCTGGGTAGGGTTTGCCTCATCGCCGCCATCCCGACCCCAGACGCCTGATGCCTGAATGGCTTCCGTCAGCGCCTTCAGCAGATCGGCAGCGTTCCCGCCTTCGTCTACGAATCGCTGGATGAGTTCTTCGGCCTTCGTCTCGGTCATCCGATGGTCCGCGTGCCGAAGGCCATAACAGGTCATCAGCACCAACGCGTCGGTGGTCTGGCCATTCCTTAACAGGGTGGTAATGCCGTGCGTGGACGCGCGATCGAGCTCGCGAGCCGTCTTGATGGTGAAACGGAAATCGACCGGCGCCTTGCCGGGGATTAATTCAAATGGAACGGTCGTCATCCTCTACTCCTTGACGCGATAGAAGCTTCACGCTGCGATCGCGCCCGTGGTCAGCCCCGAAGGGCTGACGGGTGGGTCGTACTTAGAACGTCGCGACAGTGCGAGACGACACACGGAGCTCCACCGAGAACGTGGTGATTCCGTCCACGCTCGACTGCGGTCCGGTGTAGCTCAGACACGAGCACTTGCCGGTGATCTTGGTCTGACCAACCGTGGTGCCGCCTGGGCCATACTCGTAATCGAGTTGCTGCCGGCCTTCGATACCAGAGAAGAACGTCTCGGCAGCCGGTGACCACTTCCCAGATAGGCCGAAGCCCTTCGTCGCGAACCCTGGAATGATGTTTTTGATGGGAACGGCGACCCCAGGCTGGAACGTGGTCCCGTCGATCTCGTCCTGATCGCTGGACCCGTCCACACCATCGAGGTATGTGCTGATGTCCGTCAGCACATCGGCCGCGTTGTCGAGTTTGAAACTGGTTCCGATGCCACTGATGGCCATGCGCGTGACTCCTCTTGGTGTTCAAGAGGGACTCGTCAGCGCACGCACGGCGATCCGGCTTCCTTTGGGGATCGCGGGGAGTGCTCCCGCCCCGTGTTGTCTTACCGACTCAGTCGGTCTTCCGCTACCTTCAAGATGCCCCGCCAGAAATTGATCCGTCGGAACATATCGCTAATCGTGTCGCTGCGATCCTGACGCTGCGCCCATGTTTCCTGCACCGTCAACAACGCCCGAAAGTGCCTGATCTCCTGGGCAATCAGATGCACCGTATGCGGGCTCATGACGGCCGCGGGACGCTCGCCTTGCACATCGTGCATCGGTACTCCGGCGCTCCGAATGTCCCGACGTTCTCGGTCTCCAAGTGCGGGCACTGCGATCCGTTCGACAGGTCTTGACTCGGCATAGGACCATCGACCGTGTCCAGAACCGCTAGCATCGCGTCGATCTGCGCCCGCAGTGCCAGCAGTTGCGCCCGCAGGAGTTCGATCATCAGGCACCGCTAGACCACGGCGCCAGTCAACCGACGCATCAGCGCCAACGTGCCCGTAATGTCCGTGGCGTACCCCACGTACGAGATTCTGTTGGTGGAGACGAGATCGGCCTGTGGCGCGATACCACCAGCCGTGGCGCTCACCACGTACGTCGTGGTTTTCGCGGTGGTGCCACCGATATTGAGCGAACCATCGCCAGCGTAACTGACCGTCTGATTTACCGCGGCGCCGTTCAGCGCGATGCCCGCAAATGTCGCTTCCTCAGCCGTGCCGCTACTCTTGGCCTTCCACAACTTGCCGTCTGCGGTCTTGACGTACAGGGACTGCCCCGCCGTGATGGTCTCGCCTGCGATGCCGCTCTGGATCGTGGCAGCAATAGGGACAACGCTTGCCGCCGTAACGGTAATATCAGCCATGTGTTCTCGCTCCTCTATGCCGATTGATGCGCGGTGACTGCGAACGTACCAACCAGTTCGCGAGTCACGATGTTGTTAACCGTATCCTTCAAGAGATCCACACGCTGAAACGCCACGATAGCGGTCGGATATGCCGTAACCGTCAACGGCTGCCCATCCAATGCGCCCTTGATGATGTTCATGATCAGGAGCACTTCCGAATCGCCGCGGAACTGGCTGACAACACGGACTCTGACCGTCGCCTCGCCGCCCCACTTCGGATGATCTGGTGTGCCACCCATCGTGTTGAACGGCGTCTCATCACCAGCCTCGACCAGCACATACGGCATCACCGTCCCTGCCGCTGGCTGGTCAGTAATCCGAGCCACAGGCACGATCGCCGTCAGGGCTGGCGTGGCTTTGAGCTTCGCCAGAATAGCCGCATGAACCGGACCTAGTGCCAGCGTGCTCGCCATCACCCACCCAGCGCAGAGTTAATCGCCGCCTCAGTGCGGTCCACATGACCCTGCTCTTCATCCTCTGCGGCCGGCTTCATGTACGGCTGCGCGTCGATGTTGCGCGTCACGAACCCGAGTTCATACCAGACGCCATACACGGACGGATTCTGGTGAGCACTGGACCCACCACGCACCGCCAGCGTGACGTTGTCGATGCCCACTCGCCAGGACAACCCCTTGCCAGCCACCTGAATCGCCCGGATCAAGTCGCCCTTATCACGCGGCGCCCTGGCTCGACCGCCACGCTGCACCAGCCTTGCCGTCTGCTCACACGCTCTGCCCACCCGAGTCTTGATGTTGTCGCCGTCACGCTCCAGCGCATCCTTTAAGCCGTTGACGCCGGTCACGGTAAAAATAGCCTTCACTGCAACAGCTCCGACGCGTAGACGGTCAGCCACTGACGGTCGCCAGCCTCGTCACCGTAGCTGGTCACCTGAAAGTACCGGCCCTCGCTCGGATACGAGATCCGCATGTCTGACCGCACATCCTGCCGGTAGCGCATCGTGATGACCATCGCGTTGACCGACACCTGAGCACCGAATCGCAGCAGTTCATTCCCAGTCGCCGTCCGAATCTGTGCCGGGACTCTGGTGGCTACCGTCTCGTACCCATCACCGCTGGTCCCGGTTGGCCGCTGCAAATCCACATCAGCCCTGAGCTGCCCGACCTCGAGAGTCGCAGTCCTAGGCAATGACCGGATCCTTCTTCATCGCCAACAGGTTATTCACCGCTCGCCAGATCGAGTCGTCCGGTTCCATGTTGTCGCCGCGGTGTTCCCAGAGATGCGTGAGCAGCACCAGTACCGCCGCCTGTACGTCTCCGGGCACATTCGCCTCGGTCCAGAGCGGCGTAATCTCCCGCCACCACGCCGTGGAGTTGCACCGTCCCAGCACAAGCACGCTGGCCTGTTCGGCCTTCTGCTGGATGTCGAGGTCGTGGTCATGGCTATCCAACGGTTCCCGAAGATGGGCCTTCGCGTTGATGAGCGACACCAGCGCCATTACGTCGTCTCCACCAACTTGACGACAGGCACCGACACTGCATCACGGCCGTCCTTGCCGTTGCTCCCGCGCTTCACCATCAGCGTCCAGGCTTTAGACCCGTCTCCGGGCCGGCTCACAGTGGCCTCGTTGCAGTGCCACATGGACCCACCAGACGTCACGGCATGGCCCTTCTCGTACGCCTTGCCTTCCTGATAGACACCCGCGTAATCCAGCCCAGGGCGCCCATCCGTGCCGTCCTGACCATTCTTGCCGGCCGGTCCTGGCTCGCCCTGCGGTCCAGGCTGCAGCGGTCTGGACTCCAGCCTT